GCCCGGCTGGAGTGGTGGGATGACTTGGATTCCCTGCAAATTGTAGTATTCGGCAGGGGCTTCGCCGTCGGGGTTGATGTCTGCGATGCCTGAGGCGTCTGATTCGATGGCATATTCGAAGACTTCGGAGGGGAGATAGTCTTTCTTCACTGCCACGAATTTTATTTTCATGGCTTGACCTTCAAATATGAGCGGACGGGTGTCTAAGTCGTAGGTCTTGCCGTCGTGGTCAGTGTTTTCGGTAGCTGATTTCTGTTGCTGTTTCGGCACAACAGGGTCTTTGCCGTCGAGGGTGTAATATATCTTCACATCGCTCTCC